GCCTCAAGTACCATTAACAATAAAAAAGGATGAGAAACATGAAAGCGGGACAAGTAAAAGTATGGCTGGATCAAGGGCCAGCAGTTATACTAAGTGAATGTGATGTAGAGGGAGAATGCATTGCGCTTGAAGACTTTGAGGAGGATATGGTACTGACTACCGAGCGCGGCTGGGTAATCCATCTACTCGAAACAGGCGAAATGCTCACAGTCCACGAAGAGACACTACACAATGGAGAGATGGATGTCTGATTTTGAGGCAATCGGCATTGCTGAAGGGTTTGTGGAACACGAACTACCAGAAGAATACTATCAAGCATGGCAGCACCTTATTGATACTGGACTCGCGTGGTCATTGCAGGGCTGGTTCGGTCGACGGGAGATGGACTTGATTGAGGAAGGTCTATGCAAGCCGCCAAAACAGATTAAGGCACCCACACAATAACACAATAACTGGGTTGTTAGCTCAATGGTAGAGCAGCGAGTGGAAGTTAAGGTGGTAAGCGTGCACGTTAAGGTGTGCGATCGTGGAAATTACGAATTTAAAACTCCAACTGGAACCGTTTTAAAGGAGCTTGATGAGGAATGTGTTCCATCTTTCTTCCCTGGTGAGCATTATGGAGATTATCTAATTCTTGATATTGATTTAGAGACTGGTCAAATAACGAACTGGAAAAAACCAACAACCGAACAGATTGAGCAAGTTATCAATGGCGATGACGAGTAATTAAACAACCAATGCGGCCGTAAAAAGCCGCTATAAGGAACAGATGATGAATACTCCAGATAAATTCGAGGTAATCAATGACGAAGAAGAAAGGGAAGGCAAAGCGGATGCTCAACAACATGACGATGAAGCGTCCAAGTGTGAAGAATCGCAGGAAAAAGACTAAGATTAAATTACATGAAACTCGACACCAATCAAACTTGAAATCTTACAAGGTATCAAGGCAGAGAATGAAAGAACATTGATGGAGGTGATAACTACGTCTATGAACTTGTCGAAAGATAACTTCATCAGGAACTGCGTGAGCCGTGCCTTCCCTTGCTAAATCGTAAATAAGGTTTAGCTGCCTGATACGCATGCGGATAACAATAGGCCCCATAGAGATTTCGCGATGGGGCCTAACTTTAAGAGAGTGAATGATGAGTGATTGTGAAAAGGTAGCGATTATAATTCCAACCTGCCTCGCAATAGTAATTTTTATTGACCTTGGAGTGAGGTTAATCGGATGAAAAGAACAATACAGATACTAGTGTTTACATTGGTCATTGGTGCGATAGCCGAATACACGATGAAAGATATCAGACAGATTATCGAAGACCACCAGCAACAAGTTATCCGAGCGGGAAGAACCAGAACAGGCCGCAAAGAGTACGCAGATTTCAAGCTTTAATTTCAAAACTTTTGATTAACCTGTTAAAATATAACCAAAGAATAAAAAGGCTAGGTTTATGACTCAAATTGTATTGTTGCAACTAGCTGTATTGGCGGTTGTCGTTCTAGCTATTTACAAAACAGGTTACTTCAAAGGTGCAGAAGATGAGCGAAGCAAAGATTTCAGAACTGGACAAGCGACTTTCGATGCAGGAAGCGAATGTGAACAGGGTCTTAGAAGCTGTAGAGAAGCAAGCGTCCTCCACAGACAGGCTAAACGATTCCGTAGTTCAGATGACAGCAAGGTTTGACTACCTAACCGAAGAGGTCAAGGAGTTAAAAGTCGAAGTAAAAGAGGCCAAGAAAGTTGCCTCTACAAATGAAACTGAAATAGCAGTAATTAAGAGAGGTAACAAATGGCAAGAGTGGGCAGAAAGGGGTGTGGTGGCAGCGATAATCGCAGCGATAATCTGGGCGATGAAACAGAGCTAAGCCGATACGAAATGATTAAACGAATCGCAGAGAAGATTCAGCGTGGTTTGTTTGGCGACTGTGACTTTGAAGATGAAAGATACCAAGACCGTTGATATGTCATTTCCTGGATACTTCTTTATCCAGGATGAATACTGCGCATTCATGTGCGATGAGGATGGTAAGATAGTCTGCATATTAACGGATACTTCCTTTACTCTTCACTAACTGCTATAGTTACCTTAATGAACTCGTGACATCACTCTTCACTTCTATTCATTATCACTCTATCAAAACCCGCACTAATCAGCGGGTTTTTTATTGCCTGAATTATGAAAAGTAAATATTGCACTTCATAACCAAGGAGGTGTATGCTTTACATATCAACTAGGGAGGTAGGAATGAATATAGAGGTTGTTGCTGTGGATGGCATCCCAATGGCAAGTAGTAAGAATGTTGCAGATAAATTTGATAAGCAGCATAGGCAAATACTGGATAACGTAAGAAAGATAATTGAAACTGAGCCTGAGTTTGGACGCGCAAATTTCTGCGCCACCACTTATCGATCTGATCAGAATAAGGAGTTGCCATGTTACAGCATGACTCGTGACGGGTTCGCTATGGTAGCAATGGCTCTAACAGGTAAGGAGGCAATGAAGTGGAAGGTTAAATTCATAAGTGCATTTAACGCCATGGAAGGACAGTTGCTTAAGCAAAGTGACTCTCTAGAGTGGAAGCAAGCAAGACTGCAAAGCAAGCAAGCAAGACGTTCTTTTACAGATGTGGTCAAAGAGTTTGTCCAGTACGCTACAGACCAAGGCTCAAAGTCTGCAAGCATGTATTACATGAACATTACCAAGATGGAATACGCCGCATTAGAACTGACTGAGAAGGGACAGAAAACACCAAAGGACTTTCGTGAAACATTGGACTGCATGGACTTATGCTTTCTAGCTACCGCTGAGCAGGTTGCTAAGAATGCAATTAAGCACGGCATTGATTCTGGTATGCATTACAAAGAGATTTACAAGTTAGCTAAAGAGCGAGTGTTTACGTACTCAGAAACAATTAAACTACCAAGATTAAATTAGGAGATAAATAATGAATGATAAGAAGATGAGTGATGAGCTAAAGCCTTGTCCGTTTTGCAACTGTGAAATGGAGATTGAAGTTATTGGTCGAGATTGGTGGCGTATAAAGCCAGTTGATGGCCACGAGGATGCCTGCCCATTTGGTGAACAGCATGAGTGGGATTGCAGCCAGCAAAAACCAGAATGGAAAGATGAGCATATTGCAGATTGGAATAAGCGCACAGACGACCGACTAACAGAAGAGAATAAACAGCTACGTGAGGCTTTTAAGGAGTTGAAGTCAATTGCGATCCAAGAGAGAGAGTGGCGACTTGAAGATTCTGAGTGTGGAATGGGAGAGGTGCAGGAATCCATTGATACTTTATCTTTTAGAATTGACGAACTACTAAACAAATAACGGAGTAAGAGTGATGAAAACAAACTACAGAGTAGAGGGTGAGTGATATGGGTAAGGTTATATTTTCTGCATTGCAGCTAATTCTTGCAGTAGCACTATTTTGCAGCTACTACCTAATTGAAAGGGATTTGAGTGCACTAGTTATTGGTAGCATGTTACTTATCGGAAGTAAGATTGATTACTTACTTTTTAAGATTGATAGCAAAAACTAAACAACCAACCCCGTTAATTCGGGGTTTTTCTATATCAGGGGTAATGATGTATAATTGAATGGCTCAGGAGAGCAAACAACATTAATTGATAATCAGGAGATTGTTGATGATCAAGCCAGAAAAGCCAGATGGCGACATGTTAATAAGGGAGTACATTTTACAAGGTTGTAAGGATGCAAAAAAGGCAGCAATTAAAGCAGGTTACAGCCCTAAGTCAGCCGAACAGTCAGCGAGTAGAGTGTTAAGGAGTGATAAGGCGAAGAAAGCTATCGAGAAGTACCGAGCTACTGAGCTGAAAAGCTACGTATGGAGCAAAGAGGATAAGCTAAACAAGTTAGAGGCTATCATTGAAAAGGCTATGAGTGAAGACCCAGATAAAGGGATGATCAACATGGCTTCTGCTATCGCGGCAATGAAAGAGCACAACCTAATGCAAGGCGATAACGCTCCTACCGAAACAAACAACGTTCACACTATTAAATCATTCTCGGAAATGTATGGCCAGTCTTAATCCAAACTTAAAGGATTTCTGGTTTAAAGGCGATCCAGAACCTAGAAACTTCATCAAGGCTAGGCATAGAATTCTATATGGTGGCCGAGCCTCATCAAAGTCATGGGAGTTCGCTGGCATGGCTGCGTCAATCGCCAGTCAGTGTAAGACTCGCTTTCTTTGTGTGCGTAGGTATCAGAACAAAATCAAAGAGTCCGTATACACCCTTATAAAGAATCAGGTCGATAACTTTGGTATTGGTGGGTTCAATGTATTGGCTAGTGAGATAAAGCACTGTAACGGCTCTGAGTTCTCGTTTTATGGTATTGAGCGCAATGTTGATGAGATTAAGTCTTTCGAGGGTGCTGATATCCTGTGGATTGAAGAGGCTCACAACCTAACTAAAGAGCAGTGGGATATCCTGGAGCCTACCATTCGCAAGGAGGGGTCGGAGATTTGGATTTCTTTCAATCCTAAGTTGGCTACTGACTTTGTGTATCAAAGGTTCATTGTTAACACCCCACCGAATAGCATTGTTCGACTAATCAACTATCCAGAGAATCCATTTATCTCAAATACAATGAGATTGGCGATTGAGGCAAAACTGGAAGAGGACAAGGAAGAGCACGACCATATTTATCTAGGCGTTCCGATGTTAGATGACGACATGGCCATTATTAAGCGATCATGGTGTGAAGCTGCAAAGGATGCTCACATCAAGCTAGATATCGATATGTTTGGCGGCAACACTGTTGGCTATGACGTTGCTGATAGTGGTGAGGATAAGAACGCGGTATGCGTATTTGACGGTACCGTATGTACTCACATTGAGGAATGGAAAGCTGGAGAGGATGAGCTAAAAGAGTCTGCATTAAGGGCCTACTCTCATGTTACGAATGGCTGGTTAGTTTATGACTCAATTGGTGTTGGCGCTCATACCGGCTCAACATTGAAAGATATCGGCAAGTCTAACTACACTAAGTTTAACGCTGGCGCTGCTGTTGAGAATCCAGACATTGAGTACGCACCTCAAATCACCAATAGGCAGAAGTTCGAGAACCTAAAGGCTCAGGCTTGGCAAGATGTGGCGGATAGGTTGAGAAATACATACAACGCAGTTAACAGGGGCCAATCATTCGACCCTAGCAAGATGATTAGCTTTAACTCGGAAATGGAAGGAATTGAGTCTCTAATTACTGAGCTTTGCACGCCAAGAAAGGATACCTCTGAGAGAGGGCTTGATATGGTTGAGAGCAAGAAGAAGTTAGCCAAGCGAGAGGTTAAATCGCCAAATAAGGCTGATGCGTTTATAATGGGCGCATGTCCACACTTAGTTAAGCGTGAAACTCTGCATAGACCAAATATGAGGATGTGGTAATAATGACCATTAGCAGAACAACCAACCCGCAATACAATGAGAATTATCTATCATGGACTCGTGCGGATGATGTGTATAACGACCGCATCAAATCAAAGGGCAAGGTTTACCTGCCTGGCAGCAATATGCCACAAGGGCTTAGTGATTGTAGTGACCTTTATCAGTTCCTAGAGAATCGCTATAACAACGAAACGCTGCCATTGGCTGTGTTCTATAACTTTACCAACTTAACGCTAACGGCCGCTATTGGTGCAATCATGCGTAAGCCTCCTACTTACCAGTTTGCTGATGATGATAAGGATAGTCTTCTTGATTACCTTACGGACAATGCAGATGGCAAGGGGAATGGATTGACTCAAGTTGCACGTCAATTGCTAACGTCTCAATTCCTAAAGTCTCGTGGTGGGCTGCTAGTATCAAACCCGTCATATACAAATAGAGCCGAATTGATGAGTGGTAAAGTTGCCCCTCGTCTAGTTCACTATGATGCAAGTAGCATTAACGATTGGTCTGTAGAGTGGGTGAATGGCCGTGAGGTTCTTACTTACCTTCAACTTACCGAGAAAGTGGATAAGCGACTAAATGGCAATGTTGGAGGCTCTTATGATCGAGTTGATCGCCTTATTGAGTTTCGATTAATTGACGGTTCGGTAGATTATGAAATTACTGAGGATGGTGAATTCATTGAGTCTGACATTCTAATGAAGGATGGTTCAGTTGCTGATTCAATTCCGTTCCATATCGCTAGTTCAATTAACAATGATTGGGGTATTGACCCAGCTCCACTACGTACAATGGTCGATCTAAACCTTCAGCACTACATTATGTATAACCGCGATATGCAGGGCCGTTATGATTTAGCTCAGCTTCAATTAACTATTGATGTGGGATCCACACCTACAGCCATTGCAGACTTCCAGGCATTAAACCCTAATGGGATTATGTCTGGTTCTCCGGTGCCAATCCTAACGGCTGGCGGCTCAGTAACATTCCTTCAGGCTAATGAATCAAATCTTCTATCTAAGGCTCCAGAGCGCATTGAAGAGATGGCTGTAAAGGCAGGAGCTCAGTTATTCCAAGATACCGGAAGTACTGAAACTGCTACTGGTGCAAATATTCGAGCTAGTTCAACTACTGCATCAATGTCTAGCATCGCTAGTAACTGTGGTGACTGCATTTATAACGCCATTATTGACCTTGCAGGGTATATTGGTGCTGATACTGATGACGTTAAATTCCAGCTTAACGATGAGTTCTTTTCTAGCAAGCTTGATGCAACTCAACTACAGGCTTACATGGCTATGGTTCTTCAGGGTGTATTCCCTATGCGCGCTTACTACGATGTGCT